AGTCATTCTTTCTATCCCTGTGAGTGTGAGGATTGCCAATGGTTGGTTGAGCCTGCCACGTGGAGTGATATGGAAGAGGATGGAGTTTACGACGTCCTGCGATCGTTTGAGGAGAGCGATGATGCTGGGTTTGGAGAGAAGCCGGAGGAAACGACTGCGCAAGCAGTGCGTCCGGAGCTTACCCAGGAACCGTTTGATCTCTATTGTCACGAGGAAATGGAAACCACGAATGCCATGTTGGCTACAGCTGGGCTGGAGTCTCTAGGAGAGAAGCCGGAAGAAAGGATTCAGAAATTGAGTCCTCCGGAGCTTGAGACTGCCGAAGCCCTGTATGCTATACATGAGCAGGCCGTGAAGTATGCAACTCATATTATGGAGGCTGAGCGTTGGAAAGGTGAGCTTGAACAAGCTATTAATGATACGCCACCCCACAGACTTGTACGCATAGGAACCCTGAAATGGAGATTGAATATGCTACTCTCGTGGGCCCTGATTATGGGGATCCAGCTGTCTGGTGTAAGTGCTGAAACCTCTACACCGGAGCAGTATGCCAATGCTATGAGCACTCTCATTTGGTCGATGGGAGTATTTATGGTGTTGTACACGCTGTCTAAAGTGCTTTTTGTCATGGGCACGTCTCTTGCGGGATTATTAAACGCAATGACGACGGGTGTGACATTACTTGCCGCCTCATTTTGTGCGAGTATAAATGCCTTTACAGGAGTGTTGAATACCGTTGGAGGGGTTATACCTGGCCTTTGCAACGAAGTGTCGAATTACATGAAGTGGATGAAATATACCCATGCAATTTCGGCAGGAGCGCAAGTTATCACTGCGGCGTTGCCCATTATATGTGCGCCGTTTAAGTTATTGGGATTTGTCTTGGGGCTTAACCAGCCTGGAGTTTACCCAATGCGAAGTGAAGGAAGAACTAGTAAGTTTACCGCGCAGAGCGCCAATAAGTATGGCGTTTTAGCATCTGCGATATTTGCGTCTCTAATGTTCGTCATGGTGCCCATTTTAGGCTTTGCAAAGAGTTATAAGATGTGGGAACCTGTGCGTAGGATGTGTGAGCATTTACCGTATGTGACCTGGTTCATTGACTGGTTATACGGTTTAGCCGAAGGTACATCAACTGTTGAAGACATACCAAAATCCGTGAACGCTTTTCGCGATGGTGAAGAAATTCCCACAACGCATGTAGCGTCCGGAGATGGGACGTGTCCAGTTTGTCATTGTTACCTTTGTAGATGTCCTGCTGATGGAAGTTCACCAAAAGCGATGGATACCAAGAAACCTATTGGTACCCCTCAGCCTAAGGAACGAAAGCACCTTCGTACCCTTTCAGCATCTAGTGTGTTGATGGATAATCCACACAAAGAGCGAAAGGATAAAGAGAAAGTTGAAGTCCACACTGCGATAGAAGTCTCTCGGAAGCTTGAAGAAGCGGTCGATGAGATATTTGAAGTCAGTGATGAAGGTGGCGAACATGATACCGAGCCCGTTGAAGGTCTGGCTAGAGATGTCCAGCGTATGCGATTAGCAGGCTGGCCAGAACAAGGATTGTCCCCGAAGGACTTGCATGCTCTGACAGTGGAGCAGCAAGAGGAAAACCTTAAGAGGAATAAGACTGTTCTGCAGCGATCTCGCCAGTGGAAAACCGATCAATTACTGAAACCGGTGCAAGGATTTGAAAGTGTTGGGGTGCTTGAGCAGTGTGCTCGCCCCCCAGGCATATCCTACCCGATGAGGCTTGAAGGTAAAGAGGATGAAGAGGATGATCTTACGAACGAAGTAGAGGATGATTTTGAGCGACGTGTGCGAGAGTATGAAGCGATTCGCGCAGCTGAAGATGCAAGTAAGCTATGTTCTGAAATAGATGAATCATTTATCGAAGATCCTTCTTGGTGGGACTTAATCAAGGAGGGAAGTTCCGAACTCTTTACGTATGCAAAGGAAAAGACTGAGGAAGTCTGTAAGGATTATAAACCAATCCTGATTGGCGCCGGTATTACATTGACTGCCGTTATTGGAGTCGCCATTGTAGTGGCAGCCGCCTTTGCATCAGGTAAACCTGATAGTGAGATCCCTGAAGGAGGGACTCACGGGAAGCCTAAGATACGTACTTGGAACCCTCCGTCGCGTACAGCACGTAGAGCATTTGGTACCAAGAAGCGTCTTGAACATCTGATTTCGGAAGAAGAGTTTGATGAAGATCACATTGCAAAGAGTGAGCATCGAGCTGAAGAGTATGACAGATGGGAAGAGGAGCATCAAGACCGAGTAGACGCTGGAGAAAGCGACTATGGAAGAACGGAAGGTGCTGTGAACCAGAAGGCCCAAGAATTGGGTATGAAGTGGTTCCCTCGTCAGGTTGACCCTCGGGCTGTGGCTAGAAGACGTAATGCGATTCGCACAGCCAAGACTACCCCAAAGGTCTACACACAGAGTGAGAAGAAGAATCTTGAAGCTGTCCGGAAAGAGGAATTCCCCGTGAACGACGAAGCGCTCCTCGGTAAGACACGGTTTGTGTATAACAAACTCGCATGTAATTGCGTTAAAGTGTGTTACGGAGATGAAGCCACGTCCTCAGGGACTACCATTCCGGGAGGTGCTCTTGTTCCTCTTCACTCCCTTATTGAAGGTAAGGAAGTGAGTATTTATAATACCACCGTATCCGCCAAACTTCGAGGTGAAGTTGTGCCCCTTGTTGCAGACAATGGAGAGCCACTTGATCTTGGTTTTTACCATTCGTATGGTGCTTTTGCTACTGAGCGAGCCCATTTACGGCCCCCGAAGAATGAGCGTGTGATACAGATTGGCTTTACCCCAAAGGATGAAGTTGAGCCCAGTTTTGGCGTAGGATATGCATCAGCTGAAGGGCTTTATGATGCGCCAACTGACTTCATGGTGTGTGGAGGAGGTGTGTATGCAGTGGAGGATGGAGCGTTGGTTGGTATCCACATAGGTGGTGGCCAACATTGCAACCGGTTTATTCCCCTTACCGAGAAAGTGATCCAGCAGATACAGGATCTTCGGAAGGTGGTGCCGGCGTTGCGTAGCACGCTTTTTCAGTGATGCCGCCAGCCCCGGTGACTCTTGTTGAAGAGCACCGGGAGTTCTGGCGGCGCTACCCGGCGGAATACCAGAGTGGTTTTCGCGGGACAGCAGTGCTTAGTGAGCTCCATAGACGTATGTTGAAGCAGCGGTATTTCCCCGTATTAGGATCGGTCCCCAAGCATTTTGTGGGTAGGAACCGACGCGGGATGGATATTAACGTTGCACAGTTTGAAAATGAAACCGATAAAAAGGTTGATCGCTCTAACTGGGGCCTTCCCGTTCCAAATAGGGAAGCAGCATACATCTCGCTAGCGAAGTATGCCAAGGATGTTCCGGCCTTGGATGCTCGTCAAGCGTCAGCCTTAAATGGTGCAGCGGATTGGCTCCGCCGCCAATTTGGCGTCCATATGCAGAATTCACGAGTTAAGTCTCAGGAGGAGGTTGTTGCAGGATTGGATCTGTCGACGTCTCCCGGCTACCCGTGGACACGGAAATACGCTAATAAGCGTGCCATGTTTGAGAACTGGAAGGATTATGCCCAGTACATGGAGGACGATTGGGATCGCCTTAAGTGTAATGACTATGTAGCGATCTTCGGAAATTCCTTGAAGGAGGAAATCCGATTGGCCGAGAAGATAGACGCAAATTCGTTGCGCACTTTTACGGCTGGACCCGTTGAGATGACCATTCATGGAAATAGGTTGTTTGAGGATATGAACGAGAAATTTTATGCCTCACATCTCAAGACAGCGAGTGTTGTTGGTTTTACGCCTTGGAGAGGCGGGTGGGATACGTTGTTTCGGAAACTTAAGAAGTTCAACAACGGTTTTGCACTAGATGAATCACAATACGATTCGTCACTTCGAGCCTATTTGATGTGGGCGGTGGCGGAGTTTCGTTGGTCTATGCTTCGGGAAGAGGACCGGACGCCTGATACTTTGGCGCGGTTGCAGGTCTATTACCGCAACTTAATTAATACGGTCATTATCACATCCGATGGAGTTTTTATACAGAAGCAGGGAGGTAACCCTTCTGGTTCAGTGAACACCATTGTGGATAATACTCTTATCTTATTCATGCTGTTAGCGTATGGCTGGATAATGACATGTCCGAACGAAATGCGTTCCTATGAGGCTTTTGAAGCGAATCTCGCGCTAGCCCTATGTGGTGATGATAACACCTGGACAGTCTCTGACGAAGCACTATGCTTCTTCAATGCAAGATCTCTCATTGAAGAATGGGCCAAAATTGGCGTGATCACTACGACCGATTGTTTGGACCCACGTCCTGTGGAGGAACTAGATTTTCTTTCAGCTTTTACTGTGTTTGTAGACGGTGTAGCCGTCCCCCTTTATAGTAGGGAGAAGCTGTTGACTAGTTTGCTCTATTCACGTTTACCAGGTGATCCATCGTATACCCTCACCCGTGCATCAGCAATGTTGCGCGTCGGGTGGGCGGATGTTCAATTACGAGGATACCTTCGCGAGTTTATCTCGTGGTTACTTAGCTCCTATGGCGATGTTTTGAGAGACAGCAAGGAGTGGCGAGATGCTTTATCCGCCGTGCCACATGAAGATGAGCTGCGTAAATTCTATCTTGGCTTGGAGGGTGTGCAGTACCCTCTCGTCAACCAGGGTGCGTGTAATGCGCAGGCGGACGAATGCATTCCCGCTATAAAAACTGAGTTGAAACGAAAGTGCAAAATGAATCAAATCGGATTGCCACAACGCCAAAAGAGAAATAGACGAAGAGGTGGAGGAAAGGGTCAGGCCCCTCCTTTGCCCCTGCGAGGGACACGCCAATACCTCACAGCGCGGGCTCGCTTACCACGTCAGCGTGGAATGCAGAGACCTGCAGGACCTAGGGGTCGTCGCCCTCGAGGGGCGAGACGCGGTGGTTCACGTATGAACGTGAATACCTTGGCCACGGGAGCGTTTAATGCTCGTGGCATGCCTAATGGTATGCGCCGTCAACGACGAACTCCCTTTTCGGAGGATGAGTTTATCGGAGACTTACTGGGAAGTACCACATTCGGTAATGGTGCTAATGCCACTGCCGAACAGTTTGCTGTTAACCCAGGACATGCGGCGACCTTCCCTTGGTTGAGCGCGATAGCTCCCAAGTTTGAGAAGTATGTGTTCACTCAGCTTGAGTTTTATTACAAGCATGAGGTGTCGCAGTTCGCAACAGCAGGGACCGTAGGTAAAGCTATATTGTCATTCGATTATGACGCCGCAGATGCTGCCCCCATTTCAAAGCAACAAATGTTGGATACTGATCCGCATGCTGATGGGATGCCCTGCGAAGACTTCGTTCTTAGAGTCGATTGTCGTACGGCTTTTGAGAATGGCGCGAAGTATGTCCGCCCCGGTAATCTTCCCGGTGGCACGGATATTCGAGAATATGATGCCGGTATTTTGAATTATGGTGCAGCTGGCACCAGTGACGGTACAACGAAGATAGGAGAGCTGCATGTTCGTTATGCAGGGTGGTTTGAGAAGCCCGTTCTTGAGTCTACCACCTCAGCACCCGTGAATAATCAGGTTGCTTTGGTTGGAAGTAGTGCTTCAGAAACTTTTACCACCGGTACGCCCCAAGCATATTTGTTGGCCACTACCCTTAATAATGGGTTAAATTTGGTCAATACGACCGGGTCGTTGGTTCTCCCCGCTGGGAACTATCTCGTGGATGGTTATGCCTATTGTACGGACTCAGCAGCTGAGGCGTATACATTTGCACTTGATTTCCAGAAGGATGGGGTGAGTGCTCTGCAAGCAATACCCGTCTTTAAGACAAGTGTATCACTGGGAACAGGTGAACATTCAACCATTGGGTTCAACTCGTTTGTGTCGAGTAATGGGTCTAATGTGTTTGAGTTGGTTGGCACAATGACCGGCGCAGCAGGTGTATTGACCTCCGTCGGTTCCGTGCGTTTTACAGCAGTGTAAGCACGAAGAGGGAATCACTACCCTTAATGGTGGTATATGTGGGACTGTGGCCCTGAACAAGCCATGAGCATTGCTCCTAGAAAGTCCTTGAGTTTAAGACAGTTGTACGTATACAACTGATCATCTTTTCAGCTGATGTAAAATGCTGAAGGATAGCCCTCATGATCTGTGAGAAACCTATGGACGATAGGTATCCTGGTTAGTCCTATTGGATGTTGAGTACATCCCACCTTGGAAACCTGTGGTGTGAACAGGAAGAGCTGAACCTCCAGGGAGGTGCTCGGTGTGATTTGCACCTGTTAAGTTAAAATTGTTACGATTGCAACGTTATAGCAGGTAGAGAATCGCTTCTAGCGCCCTCCCTTCTGATCTGGTTTGCGGTGTGCCCCACTTGTGTGCCCCTGTGAATACGTGCGTCGAGAGTGCCTTTGTTGAAGAGAAAGAGTCTTCCATTGAGCCCCGGTTTGCGTTCCTTCACATAGGTGGCTACTCGTAAGGAGGCTACTGTGCGTCAGAAAGGTTGAGGATTGGCC